CTGAGCTGTCTTATCACCATAAAGGATTGTGCCCTGACCAGGGAAAGCAACAACTGGGTTAATACCATGGCTGTAAAGAAGATCACGATCAGCCTTACGTGGGTTGTATGCAAGCTTAACGAGGTTCTTAATTTGACCACGATTGAAACCAGCAGGTGACCACCAAGCATCGTTAGTTTGATCAGTACGAGCGCAAAGACCAGCAACGTCACCGTTTAGAGGGATCCAACGATAAACGTCATTGTACTTATCATACATATACTTGTAACCAGAATCGATTACAGCATATGAACTGCTACGGAAATCATTGCGCCAAGCAACAAGATTAGAAGCTTCGGTTCCAAACGAATTAAGGGTACTATCCTTATCTGGTGAAACGAATACAACGCAATCTTTTCTAATTTCGCAGATATTATCTACAAGGTAATTGGCCAACTGAGTTGAACCCATTGGGCGACCCTGGAGAATTAGAGAAATATCAATATCTTCCGAAGACGCAAACATATCATAAGCTGAAGCGATTGAAGAATAAGACTCTTCATTGCTTTCATCGTAACCGTCAGCACCAAATACTAGAGAATAAGTTCCTGGGTTCGTCGATATTGATGCTTCAAGATCAGATGCCTTTGCAGAAACAGCTGTTGATCTATCATTGGCGATCCAGATATAAGCAGAACCATTATTAATTACTTCTTTATAGTAATTTACAGTACCGTCATTATTCTTAGCGTCTGTTGCTCTTGATAATTCTTTGAATACTTCAAGAATTGTTCCAGGGGTACCAGTGATTTTACCGTCTTCATCAGAAACTACGATATGAAGTTCGTCATTAACTGCTGAACCATAATTTGCCTGAAAATTTGATTTTCCTGGCGCAGTAGAAACAGAACTGAAATATTCCCAACGACGAGAAATTGCAGTTGTATTAGAATAAGCAGTATGTAGTCTATAAGGATCGATAAAACTTAAAGTAATTCTAGAATCATAGGAGTCTGTTGTTATATCACCAATAGCTGTAACTTGTAGATATTGAATACCGATTGAGCTATTACCAGCCTTAATTTTATCTCCAACTGAAATTTTTGAATAAATTATAGAGGCTGGATCAGACGAATCAGCTGCAGTTTCGCCTTCGCCCGGAGTTATAATTATTGTAGCTGTATTGCTTCCAATAGTGAATGCAAATGAACCTGACATGTTTGCAAAATTTGAATCTTCGAATATTGTTGCGAAAACAATATTCGAACTAAATGAATCGGCAGTATCACAAACTGAAACTTTTAGAGAATTACCAAGTTCACCTGGATACTTGGCTGCATATATAACATCAGCGTCGAAATTGCCGTCTCTAACGTGAATGTAATCTTCTTTATTCTTAACGATTTGAGCTGCAAGTTCTGCAACGACGCCTTCGGTTGCAACCGCAGTATATGCAGTTTCTGGTAAAGCAAAATATAGTTCTACAGTTTGATCTTCAACTTTTGCTGGCTGGGAAAGTTCAATAACTGTAACGTTTGCGCCAAAATCACCAGCTTCTTCGTAATATGTTGCATTAGAAACAGAAATTCTCTTAATGTTATGATCTACTACTGTAGTATCTGAAGAGTAATAAACATATACGCCATCCTTAAGCTCCAATTCATGATCGCCTTCGATTACGAAAATTTGGGTATTGTCTGCATTTGCAGTTCCTGTCAAAGAGAATGTATCACCAGTTGTATTGGCTCCACGAGAAACCCAAAGACGATTAGTATAGGAAAGAAAACTAGCAGCAGTAAAATATGTTTCTGCATTAAAAGTGGTTGGCTTACCGAAATGTTTTGCTAAGGCGGTTTCCGAATCAACAAGAACTCTTTCGCCAATCGGACCCCAACGGAATACACCACCAATAGCACCATCGGAAGTAGCAACTGCGGGAACAACTGTGGTTAGGTCGATTTCTGTAACATTTACCCCAGGACTTAATTGAAACGCCATTTTGTTCTCTCCTTTTTGTGAGAATGTTTTATTATTTTATTGTTATTTATTAAATAGCATTTTTTAGAAATCTTGGGCAGTATTCCACATCCAGCTATCTGGAACGTATTTTTCAATTGATTCATTGTATTCTTCACGACCGTCTTCAAAAAATCCAAATGGTGCCAAATCTTGCTCCATGTCTTCTTCGGTTTTTTCCCTTAATGACGTAAGGGTATTGATATTAGTATAATCTTTAAAGTATTGCTGCTCGGAAAGCCAAGCAAAAAGCACAAGACACATTACCAAGTCATCGTGTTTACCAGACTCGGCTTCGTACGATACTCCTTTTCTAGAGAAAGTTGATAGCTCATTTATTGTATGGAAATCATTTACAATAAATTGATTCTGTTCAACTAGAAGTTTAAGAATAGAGCAACCGACCGACTTAACAATTTTAGTTGTTCTAATACCCTTATCTACCGAACCACCACCGAATCCACCAGTAATACGTTTACCAGAACGACCTGCATTTTCTGTAAAAAGAACGTTTTCATAACCAAAGTCGTAATGAAGAGAGTGAGAGACCTGCTCGCCGATATCGTTAATTTCAACTAGCACAGAAGCATTATTATATGCCTTGGCTGATCTATGAATAAAGTCAGCATAATCTATGGGCGATATAGCATTGTTACGATAAACACATGCTTGTTGATATGGCATTGATGTAACGTCGATTAATTGAAACGCTGAATAGTCTAAACCTTTACCACGAGAAACGTCGCATAACATAATATAAACGTGCTGATCTTGAGGAGCGATATACTGAATTAACCCATCTCGTTCTACGATTGGGTTCTGATGAACCAGCTCTTTTAGTTTCCAGCCAGCGATAAGCGTACCAGAGCTACCAAGAAACTCGCAATTATATTCCTGATCGAACTTCTCTAGGTCGAAGTTCATCGCTGCTAATGTATCGGCTTTCCACTTTTCGTCTCGCCCAGGAACATTTTGCCATTGAACGCTTATATAATTGTACTGGTTTCGTTTCTGTTGTGCATTCACCCATATACTATAAAAGTGGTTAAGACCATTCGGTGTAGAAACTAGAACGATCTTAGATTCGCTACCTGACGAAATAGTAGGATAAACTGAGGTGAAAAATTCGTCCCAGTTTTCGATGAACGCCGCTTCGTCGATGAATAGAAGGTTGATAGAATAACCACGGATAGAGTCGGTAGATGTTGCAGCAGCAAGAACACGGCTATTGTTCTCGAGAACGAATGAACCCTTGTTCCATTCTTTAATACCCTGCTGAAGCCAACGAGGCAGATACTGATACGCAAGCTGAACACGTCCAAGAATTTCACGAGCCGTATCGCCTTTGTTGGCGAGTAGAGCAACAGTTTTATCTTTATTGAAAATTATATACCAAAGGATAAACGCACAGGTCGTTGTTGACTTACCAGCCTGACGAGCAGTTGTAACGATATTAAAACGATTAGCGGCAAAAGAGGTTAACATCTCTTTCTGGTAAGAATAAAGAGTAAAGTTGACCAAACCTTTATCGATACTGATAATTTTCATATACTTTTCGGTAAAGTATACTACGTCTTGAGAACATCTAATGTATTCTTGAACTAAATCAGGAGTCCACTCAATAGCCTGATTTTCACGCTTAAGGTTGGCGTTACCGTTATACCCACGTGCATCACGTGTACTAGACTGCAGATCCACCATTTTTCATGTTCTCGATTACTTGCTGAAGCTCCGCCGTCGAGCCTACGAATAAGTTATTATTGATAGTTTTCGCATTTTCATTAGTTGGTGTATCAACTGCAGAAATTTGTCTAATTTTAGTTTGAAGTTCTAATAAATCTTTGTTAGCCTGTAGTGTAGTATCTATAAGTTTAGCAAGAACTTCGAAGGCTCTTGGGTGCTGAGAGCTAGTAGCAATTTCAGATAAAGTATCTATTGCTTCTTTTCCGCTTTCAATCATAGTTAGTACGTTCGCGCGAGCGTGTTCGAAATCCTGCTTTGCACTATCATTATGAGCATCTGCTATAATAGTGCTAACGGCTTTTGATTGGTATAAAGGAGTTACTCCAAGAGCGTTTGCTATCGGATCGTTATTTGCATTGTTTTTCATTCTATCTCATCTTCATTGTAAATCATTGTTACGAAACCAAAATCGTCGGTTACTTCTATATCTAGATATGGAATAGTTCCTGTGCTTTGACTATGTATTCCATAATAATTAATAGGATTACCATCAATATCTAATCCTGGTTGTATTGTAAGTTTTTCTAAAACGTTTTCTTTCCCAACAACGCTTGGCAGTTTACCATCGTCTACAGTTGGCAAGTAAAAATTATTTTCTACGAATTTAATAATATTAGCCTTCTTAACTGGACCGTATATATAGCCTTTAAGAAGAAAATCTAAAGTCCATATAATTGCTCTACGATCTTTAAACTGTCCGTCATAATTATCACTATATGAAATATTATTTAAAATTATAGGAATATCCATAGTTACTTCAACTTCAGGTATAAGATGAACAGTTGTTGTCCAATCTGGCGTAAAATAAGGAATAATCTGTTCGAGTATTTTAGTTCCATCTTCTGCATTTTTAGCATATATGTAAACTTTAAACTCTATATTATAAGGAACAGGGTTGTATTGATACTTGAACTTGTTTGAATCTGTAGTGTCTTTAATAGATACTTTATTGATAGTATTAAGTTTTCTTGTTCCATCATAAGTCATTCTACCCATTTCAAAAGAAATAAGCGGTAGAGGAATAGTTGCAGACTGTCTATCGATATTTGGATCCTGAAGAACACGAGCAAGCATCTTATCTTTTGGGGCATATGTAACTGGAATTTTAAGAAGTGAAGTTACATTTCCAGCTTTATCGGTACGTGTTATACGAATATTATTTACGAGGGTTCCCATCAATATAACATATTTTCTAATTAGCGAGAAATAAAATGGTGAACCGAACATTAAATTTGTCTTTCGCTGAATGGGTCGTATGCAGTAAAGTCAATGAAGTTATCAGACTCTTGCTGAATCTCATCATTATCGGCACCTGGTATTAGATCGTTAATAGAAGATCCTTCAAGAGTAATATAATCGTCGTCTTCAGTAATTAAATGATCACCCGCTTCGGTCATAAGAGTCCAATCAAGTATATTAGTGCTGAACTTTTTCTGAAGTACATCTATCTCAGGTATACCAGTATTCATTACTTCGCCAGAATACTCAAATAACTCACAGGTCATTTCCCAAGTTTGAAGAGCGCCAAGCTGATAAAACATCTCGAACTTATTAACATACTTGATTTGAAAGCACTTTTTATTTAATGGGAAGTAAATAAGGTCGCCTTCGTTCGGTCTTACCTGTGTAGTATAATTACCAACTTCATCATTGAATATACGTTGAGCAACAGAAAATATAACCTGATCACGAATTTCAATACCAAACTTAGACATGAAGTTACCGTCACCAGAAAATCCATCAACTGATTTAATATAAATTTCAATAGGATAAGCATGGCTATAACTAGACTGGTCGTCAGCACCATATACCGCATCGTAGTTATTCAACTTACGGGGTATATAAAACATATCTTCGCCATAAATTTTAATAGCTTCAATAATTAAGTTCTCAAGAAGAGATTGCTCCTGAGATGATTGGAAATTATTGAAGAAAAAATTAGTTGCCATTTTAGCCGATCATATCTGTAACTGGTAGCGAATAACTATGAATCATTTCTTTTTCAAGCTCTGCTCTTTCCTGTGTGGCTTCTTCGTAAATAACCTGACCGTTGAAAGTCAAACCGCCTGGCATTTTCATACCATTGAATTTTTTAAGGTTATTTCCCCACTGCTGTTTGATAAGGCAAGAAGCGTAACGTAGCAACCAACGATCGTTCCAGGCTTTAGTATATACTTCCGGATCAAGAACTTCATACGCTTCAATAATAACATAATCACCAGCGTTAATAATAGACCAGTCCATATCGATATAAACTTTATTATTATGACGATTATAACGCATCGGCTGCTTACCAACAAGCATCTGTTCAAGAAACTGTATGTGCTGCATAGCCATGTAATATGGAACCATAGAGACAGATGTCAGAGTATAAAGATCGTTCAATGCGATCTGATAACGAATATTGAATAGGTTATTGGTATTAAGAGCCTGACCAATTTCAAAAATATTAACAGCGCCGATAATATTATCAGGAAGAGTAATATAACGATTTGTTTTATTTTCTTCTGTTACTAGATGCTTATAATAGACCTTATCAGAACCATCGAAATGATAATCCCAAAAATACTTGATAGCTTCATCGATACGATCTTCAACCTGGTCGTCATCTACGTTAATTTCAATAACAGGTTTACCTAAACGACGTAGGCAGTTTTCTTTAAATGTTGCTCTTGAATTAGGTGATGGCATTTTTATACCTGTGGTTGAGTTTCTTCTGTAATATAATTAGTAGTTATCTGATCGCTCGGCACCCCGCCCATTTTCTTAAGGATATTAAAGATTCTAGTATTATCTTCTAATGCCATTATTTCATGTGGTTCATTTGGACGAAAATTTAATATTTGACCTGCGGTAGCTTCTATTTCCCAATCATGACTATATGCTTTTATTTTACCACGAGCTACTATAGTTATATGTATATCGTTTTCAGTGTGATTATGTTTTGGTAATATATCACCTTCTTTTTCGAAATCGAATATAATTCCTCGTAGATCTCCAAGTCCGTTAAGCGGATTACCCAACAACATCTGGTGCGCTCCCTGGTTTTTCTAAATCTTCTTTTTTAACACCTATTGGTTTAAAGTGTTCTTTTCTAAAGTTAATTTCTTCTTCAGTAAGTAAACGAGTTTCCCATACTTCACGCCATACACCATCTATATTTGTAGGTTGTATTTGATAAGTTATATGTGTTTCTGGGTCAAATGTCGGGCGTTCAGTATACTGAACGAGAGCATAGGTATCTGGGCAAATAAATGTTTCTCCAGTTTGGTCTTCTGTAATTTCAGGATGCTCAAGACGAATATCACCTTCGTATAAAGGATATTTCGAAGTAGAAAGTTTTATATAGACGCTCATATTGTAGTTTTTCCTATAGTGTGTGTAACTGTTGTGCTAGAAGAAGCAGAAAAGGAAGATAAAGCTGGCGTAGTAGTATCATATAATGCATCAGTGTAGGTAGAAGCAAAAACATATGTAGTACCTATACTGGAGTCTGTGAAATTACCTGTGCCGTAAGTTATACTTGATGTACCTACTGTATACGTACCTGTATGAGAGCCATCTAATGGTATCTTAGCTACAAAAGGAGTATAAACGCTACCAGCTCCTCCTACATAAGCATAAGCAAATATATGTACACCATAAGAGTTAACTATTATATTTCCACCACCACTATTATAACTAGCTCTTAATGCTCCTCCCGATAATGAAAACTTTCTCTGCCACTGTAAAGTTCCTGAAGAATTATATTTAACAACGGTTAATGTTTCACCATTTCCAGCTCCCCATGATAAAATATAGATATTATCAGAAGAATCTTTTGCCATACCAACAGGATTTACTTCTGCGGTGTTTGAACCAGTTATTAACCTGGTCCATTGATGTGTAAGAGAAGAATTAAATTTTGAAACAGCCATTTGAGACGCATCGTCACTAACGATAGTAGTATATATATTATTTGCAGAGTCAACCACAGTATGCCTACCATAACCTCTCAAACCGCTACCGAAGCCTGTATAAACTATACCTATAGAGGTCGCTAAACTCATACTAGAATTCCATTTTTGCAAAACTGGCGCATAGTTAGAAGAACCACAACAAGTATCATATTCTTTTTGAAGCATTCTATAAATATTATCGCTACTATCAACGCTTATTTGACCAACTGGTGCAAAACTATAATTAGATGGTACGCCTCTATAAAAATGCCTTACGGTAAGAGAAGTTAAAGCAGAATTAAACTTATAAAGCCATTCTTCTGAGGCATAATATGTATTACAAAAACCACCACAATAAGAAAAATCAAAACCTCTTGTTGCATAAATGTTACCAGCAGAATCTTTAACGGCACTAGTTATTAGACCGTTGTAATTAGAACCGCTATCAGTTGGCGTAAAATATTTCCAAAAATTAATGTTTAAATTAGTTGCGAAGCTGGCGACGTCTCTAATATTAAATAACACGACATTACCAGACGCATCAAAAGAAGTAGGCGAAAAACTTCCATAATATGCATGTGTGCCGTTTGATTTATGTAATGTTGTAGCACCAGCAGAAGTTAAAGAAAGTAAATATATTGATGCGCTGAAACCGTTATCATAAACCATATAGATATTACCAGAAGAATCTACCAACCCATAGTTAGATCCGAAAGTAGTTGCACGATTTGATGTTTTTAATGCCATAAAATAAGCTGCTGAACTTTTACCATAAGCATCATTAAGGCTAATAGCTCCTGATGCTACGCCTAATAGAGTTCTAACAACAGAGTCATTAAGACTAATTTGAGCAGTGCCGCTCAATCCTAATTCTAAGTTAATAGACTCTCCAGATGTTGCACCACCAAGACTTATTGGACCTGAAGCATTTAGTGCCATTATTTACCACCTTTTAATAATTCAATTTCAGCTTTAAGTTCTTTAATTGCCTCGATTAGGAGAGGTACAATTTTTTCATATTGTACAGTTTTATAATTTTCACCAGATTTCGAACCAAAGCTTCCATCAGCTTTTTTTTCTTTATCAAATGGTGCAAGTTTAACTGCTTCTGGTAATACAGCTTCAATTTCTTGAGCAATAACACCAACTTGCTGTTCTTTTTCTGTATAACCGAATGATTCAGCAAGTTTATTACTATTATACGTAACGCCGGAAATCGAACAAACTTTATCAAGAGCATTTTTTATAGGAGTTATATTCTCTTTAAGTCTACGATCGGAATAGTATGCAGTAATATTACCAGCTGCTTCGACTCTTCCATCCTGCCCAACTCTAAATCTAAATGTTGGGGAACCTATACCATTTGTACATTCAGAATACCCAGCAAATAAGTCAGAAGAAGTAACCCCAGTTTCTGCTACTGCTAGAACTGCAGTAGTAGCAGTAGCAGATGGAAGTAAACGACCGCAAAGAGCATTTGTACTATTTGCAGACCAAGCTGCAAACATAGAATAAGGGTCGCCTTCTTGTGCTCTAATAGTCCCTTGAGACGCCCAGTAATTACTAACAGAATCGAAAGTTCCTTTAGAACCAAAAACAGCTTTACCACTTTCATTAAGAGAAAATAGTATTGAGTCATAAGCTTGATTTATAACTTGGAATGAACCATTATTTGAAGTACGAACATATTTTGTTGTGGTTGTTAAACCAGAATATGTATTAATTAACTTTATCTGACTACCAGCTTCGCCAGTAAAATTTGTAGTACCACTTCCGCGAATTTCTAATGTTGAATCATATGCGGTTGCTGAACTATTTCCAGTAAGTGATGTAGTACCACTTGGTGTAATTCCTAATCTTTCAATATTAGTCGTATCTTTACCAGTACGGATTGAAATATTATTTGCACTAATTCTTAAATTTTTATAGCTTGTTGTTCCATTCGTACCATCGACACCTTCAACCCATGCGCCGACGCTTGTATTAGCTCCAATTCTTAAACCATTAGCACCGTTTGTTATTAAAATTGTAGAACCAGCAGGGTCGCTTTGACTTACGTGAAGCGGTGTAGTTGCATTGGTATCGCCTAAATTGATACCAATATAACCTAAGTTATTAATTGAAAGATTAGTTGCAGTTGCATTCGCAAATCTAGCAATAGTAAAGGTGTTTGATTTAGCATATAAACCTAAGTTACTATTAGAATAAGCTCCAACTCCGACGCCAGAAGTTACTGATGTGTTACCATAGGCTATACCAACAACACCAAACATAGATGTGTTTGCAGTTTGACCCCAAACACCATGTAGGTTATTTGATTGCCCCAATACACCTTGAGCTGATTCAGATATACCATAAATTCCATAATTAGTGTTTGATATACCATAAACACCATAATTAGTGTTTGATTGTCCAACGACACCAATACCGCCATATGATCGACCGAATACTGAATTTTGAGTTTGGCAATAACCAATAATAGCAGGTCCGGTCTGATTAATACCAAGAGTTCCTACAGTTACAGAACCTGTTACAGATAAATTGCCACCATCAAGAGTCATTCTTTCTGTACCAGTATAAGAACCAGTTTGGAATGAAAAACTTGAACCTGCTTTTAAAGCTAATCTGCCATCAGGATAATGATAAATTTGACTCGTGCTTAATGATGCGTTATGGATTAAATCAATTCCGACTGAAGTTCCAGAACCTGTATTTGAATTATAAAGAAGAAGATGCCCTGCACCATTAGCATTATTTTCGACAGTTAATTTATAATCTGTATTGGCGAAGGAACCAATATTAACAGCACCAGTAGAATTAAATGCTGGGATTGTTCTAGAACTGGCACCCGTTGTAGTAGTAATTGTATAGTCGTTAGTTGTAGTTTCAAAATAAGTATCTGTTGGTGTAGAACCTGCTTTAAAATAAATTCTATATTTTGCAGCGCCAGGAACAGCATCAAACTGCACTCTTAATGTTCCGCTTGCACTTACAGTTCTGGTAACTTCAGCACCAGGTTCTGTTACGCCATTAATGCTATCTACAGCAACAATTCTAATATAATAAACAGCAGCTGCTAATGAACCACCAGTTCCGGCTGTTAACGTTGACGCTCCTGGAGTTGCTAATTCGTACGCTTTTAAACCAACAGATCTGATACTACCATTAACAGAAAGAGCATCAGTAGGAGCAGTGTTGTTGATGCCCACAAAATATGTGTTAGTGAGCGTTAAAACGTTAAAAGGTGAAACCGCATTATTTGTAAAAAAACGATGCGCACCAGCAGTGTAGTATCTTAATTCTGGCGTATATACTCCTTGCCCAATATGTAATATACTAGAATCATAATTAAGAGTATTATTTGATGTATTGAAATATATACCGCCTGAAAATGTTGCAATACCAGCAGTTTGCGTATTTCTAAATAATCTAATATTTGGTCCGATACCGCTTGATGAAGTACTATTTGAAACTAACTGATATTGTAAACTTATAGCATTAGTTAAATGATTTAGAGCAGTAGTTGATATACTTAAATTTGCAATAGTATTGCCCATTGAAATACTAGAAGCAGTTATAGTTGTATTTGTAGTCGCAGCATTAATATTAAGTGCAGTTGTATTAGCAATAACGTTAGCGCCAGATGCAAGAACCGTAGTATTAGCAACAGAAGTACCAACAGTAAGTGCGCTTGATGTCAAGTTAGCAATTGTTGTAGAATTTGCAACCTGCATTATTGTTGAATTAGTTGTGCTATTTACTGTAGCGTTACCGACTGATACTGTTGAAGAGCTAATATATAAATTGGCAGTGGCATTCGCACCAAAGTAAATTCCTGCTGGTGAAAATGTAGCAGCTGTGAAATAAACATTTGTTCCAGTAAAATTTAGATTGCCAGATAATACTCTTGAATCGACGTTTGTTACATATTCCGGTCCTGGTCCACCAGATGTAACCGTTGACCAATAAACGTTATTAACACCATTAGAAGTTAATACCTGCCCAACAGCGCCATTACTGCCAGAAGCAAATATTGCTCCATTAACTACAAGATTAGCAGCGATTGTAGTTTTACCAGAAAAATAAGTATTGGTGCCAGTAATGTTTAGATTACCAGCGATTGTAAAATTACCAGAAGTATTAACATAAGCTGAACCAATTTGAGTATTTGGTAAAGTGCCAGTTGTGATATTTGATGCATTTGTATAATATGATGGCAGCTGGTTATTTAATCTAGAAGAATCATATGCTACGTTACCAACGCCATCAATAGCAGTTAATCCCCCACCTGGTATTGAAATGGTTCTCCAATAAACATTACCAGTACCATTAGAAGCGAGCACTTGTCCTGCTGTACCTTCAACGCCAGTAGAGTCAAATAACCTCACGCCAGTATTAATTACAAGATTAGCAGCAAGAGTAGTTTTACCTGCAAAATAAGTATTTGTACCAGTAATGTTTAAATTACCAGCGACTGTAAAATTACCAGTAGTATTAACATAAGAAGAAGCGAGCACACCACCTAATCTAAAAGCGTTACTTACGCCTGTAGTATTCATAGATAAAGAAACAGATGTATTTCCAAAAACGATCGCTGTCGAGTTGGCTAAAATTCCATTCGCTGTAGCATTAATTGTACCAAGAGTAAACTGTGTGCTATTGGCGATAAAGCCATCTACCGTAGTATTTGTACTAACTACTAAGCCATTTTTTACTACGAAATCTTTATCTGCCATGGTTCACTATCCCCTGTTGTTTTTGATTGTATTTATAAGTTTTGGCTTCCTGGTATATTATCAATAAACAATGTCGTCACATTTGCTACTAACCCACCAGTTCCCGTACCCGTTGCGCCTGTGGTATAGGATATAGCGTTTACGCTGGTGTTCGTCGCTACGTTTGAATTGGTAAAGTCAATAGTTAATGCCATTTAAATACCGCTCTTGTTGTTTTTATTATTTATAATGGTGGTGTTGGCCAAACAACATCCCAAGGAAAACCTTCTTGTAATGAAACATCACGAAGAGCTTGTCTATAAGTGTTCCATTCTATTTTCTTTTCTTCTGATAAAATAACGTCAGGAAGTTGTGTCCAGTCTGATTTATTAATAATGAAATCTCTTTCAATTCTAACCAAACGTTTTTTTTCTTCGGTTGATTGTTCTTTTTCTTCTTCATTCATATCTTCGAACCCCCAAGTCTGGTAATATATACCATCACTTCTTTTGACAGGGGGTACTTCTATTAATTTTTTAAACCGAGGGACTTCAGGCATCTGAGTGAATTCGTACATAGCAAACCCAAAAGGTTCAACAGCTGATGGGTTAAAAATTCTAGGGAAATTTACGTTAGGAAATAACATTCTTAAATTATCTTCAACAATTGCGTGACCAATTGGCGTATCATTACTAATTTGAATAAACATTGTCATAATATCACTCCTTATAAATCTAATGTATTGGTTGACGGGAACGCTCTAGTTCCGGTCGTTGCCCATATAATTCTAACTGCACCATTTTTTCCCTCAGTGGTTGGAGTACCAGTTCCAAATGCGCCACTGCCTCCTCCATAAAGACCTCCAAAATATACAGAAGGTGAACCGCCATCTGCTCCACTCGAACCGCCTTTACCTGCATAACCTGTAGTACCAAAAGTTGCGGCTCCGCCTATACCAGATACGCCTTGCCCTAGTATACCAACACCGCCACCGCCGCCAGATAATGTAGTTCCTCCAAGAGAGCCAGCACCACCGCCACCACCTGAACCATTTTGACCTGCATTAAGACTTGCCGAAGAAGCACTTCCTCCGTTTCCTGAATACCCACCAGCTCCGCCGCCAGCACCAGATTTATATCCATTACGATTCACATCAACACATCCTGCGCCGCCTTGACCACCACCATCATAACCACTACCAATTGAGGGGGAGGAAGTAGAACTACCTGAATACCCGCCCACACCACCGCTTGCGACGACAGGGGTTGTTGAACCAAAAGACGAATTACCCGCAGGAAAACTGTATGGTGATACAAAATTTTGTGTATTTGTTGCACCAACAACAACTGTATAACTAACACCCGCAGTGACAGCTATATTATTTTTATAAGCTAATGACCCTGCTGAACCTCCATAAGCTCCTGCACTGCCGCCAGCTCCAACACAAACAACAGAAACTGATGTTACACCAGCAGGACATACCCATGAATAGGTTCCAGGGGTCGTGTACGCTTGCTGTGAACCTGTAGCTGAGGCAGAAACGCTTGTATCCGAAATGGTGTATTCGGAAGATGTAAGAGAACTAGCGCCACCGCCAGAAACTGTTACTGTATAACTTTCTGAACCTTCAGTAGTGTTATCTGAAACAAGTCCAATATAAAATGTTGCAGTACCACCCGCAGATACATAAAATGTTCCAGATGTTGCAACAAAATCTGCTGACGAAGTTGTAACATTGTTAATCGTCCAGGTTAGTTGTGTGGCAGTTGAAATTCCAGTTGTTAAAACAGTGAAACCGATAAGATCGCCTTCGTTTCCATTCGATCCAATAATAGAAACAAATACCACTGGAGTTGGTGGTTTACTAATCGATTTTCTTGAACCAATGAATCTAGTCAAAAGTTAATCCTGTAATACAGTCATAGTTATAATAACATCT